ACTCCCAAATTGTGGTAATAAACTCATAATTTTTAGTTATTAAACTTTTTAATTTTCAATTTTGATGAGTCCGCTCCAGAAACTGATTTAACTTTGTATGCTCCAAACCTTGCGCTGTCAACAGGGGCTGCTTTCCTAGCCTCCGACGATGTATTATTAGATTTGTTTACAACATCTCTAATAGCATCTGCTTTGCCTTGTTCGTAAAAGTGATTTGCCATTTTATCTGCGTTTGCACCTGCATACAATGCTTTGTGATACCCCTCCGTATCCGCAATCGTACCATCTTTCCCAAGGAACTTCCCTATGAAATTACTGATGTCTGATTGTTTTTCTGCTACCTGCGAAGGATTTTGTACGCCATATCTAAATTTTTTATCACCCAATGTAAAATCGAAACCTTCGAAGTTTTCATTAAGTAATTCATTAGTGTTGGCTTTAAACTTTTCGTGGTTAGCCGCGTTTCTGTCCTGATCCTCTTTATAACGATTAAAAAAGTCCGCTGCTTTTTGTTGATCTTCCGGCAAAGATGGCGACTTCAACTTGATGTCATCATAATACTTTGCTTTTGTATCTTCTAAAAACGTGCGAGCTTTTGCAACCTCTTCTTTATATGCGAGTTTTTTTCTACGGATGTCTCGCTCCTCATCTAATTCTTCATCAAATGCAAAATTGTCTTCAATCATAAAGTCAATTTCTTCCGCACTTAAATGGGATTTAGTGTTTTTATAGTATTCTTTTACTAACACATCTCGATCTACATCGTCATAGTTAGTATTTAATCTTAAGTAGTCTTGCATCGTGCCACCAGTTTCCCTCATAAAATCGACTAGCTTTATGATGTTATCAGGTAAGTCTGGCTGCACAGGCTGCGCGATTACTTTTTCTTCTTTTTTACTTTCTTCGGTAACTTCTTTAATGACTGATTCGGATGTTCCTCCGACCATCGTTGGGCCATCTTCGGTAGATTCATCCACATCCACTTTCTCTGCGCTTGGCTTTTGAACGGCATCTTTTTCTTCTTTAGGAATTACTACTCTAGTTACATTACTTGGAACATCTATAAGTGGCTCTTTGTTTTTAGCCGCTATTTGCTCTTCAGTTAATTTTGGTTTAGATTTGATCTTAAAAGATCCTTCTGTTTTTACTTGTTCACTCATGATATGATATTATATAATTATTAAATACTTATTTACGAAGGACCAAATGAAGAAAGATCCCCGAAACCACCCATCACATCATTACCTGATGATTCAAAGTTTTTAGGCATTCCCTCTGTTTGTCTTTGTTGTATTAATTCGCTTTGTTGAGTTCCTTCTTTCTCTATTCTTTTATCTTTACGATCCTCTATTTCTTTTTCTTTTTGTTGTGTGGCAGCAACACCGGCTTGAGCTAACTGCATATTGTACTCAAACTCTGTAGCCATTAACTCTTTTTTAATTTGTGCCTCTGCCTGCATTCTTTGCATTTCATAACCTGCCTTAGCTTGTTCTATTGCAACTTTTTCAGCGGTTAATGCTTGTTGCTTTTGAACTTCAGCCATAGCCGCCTTTTCAGAAGACTCTGCATTTGCCTGAGCTTGTGCTTTAATATTTTGCTGAACCATTACTTGAGCTGCCTCTTGTTTTTTCTTACGCTTTAGCTTAAGCATTTGATTAGCAAGCTTTATGTTTTTTATGTCCTTAATGTCAATAGCATCTTCAATGTCAATTTCTTTTGTTTGCAAAGCTATTTGTATGTTTTGCTGTAAATCTGCTTTTTCTTCATCGTCTGGCTCCATTTCTAAAAATATTCCAAAGTCATGCAAATTAAGGTTTTCTATTTCTTTAAGAGTTTCTACATTAAACGTAGATACACTGTTCATTAAAGAATTTTTTGTAAGAGGAAAGTTTAAAACATCGTTTATTTTAAGCGATATATTTTCACAAGTACTCAAAGACAAATAAATACTAGCATCTTGTATATGTTTTGTAGCGGTGTTAGACGCGTTAGCAGCCATTTTTTGCAGACCAACTAAAGCGTTTGCATCTGGCATAGCTCCATCACGAGCTTCGTTTAAACCAGTTACATCTCTAATCATTTGCATATTGTAATTGTACGCAGTTATAAGAGCTTGTATTTTGCCTATACCGCTTGATGATGATAATTCTTGAATAGGTACTTTGCCTCTATTCATATCTCCCTCTTGGGTAAGAGATCTACCTACAACAGAACCTGTTTGAAAATACATATTCAATGCTTCCGCTGGATTGTAATTTGTTCCGTTACCCAAATCTACTTCAGCTAGACCATCCATATCTAAAAATATTCCGTCAGGAACCATTCTAGATAGTACTTGTTGTATTTTTAAATGCGTTAGTTGTATTACATCAGCAAAACCTATACACTTGCTTATAAGAGATTGTATAACTCCCTTGTACATTCTAGGCGCAGCCATTGAATAACTCATTTCTACTCGAGTTGTATCTGCTAATGGTCTTGTCATATTTTCAGACATTTCCCATTTAAGCATCATATCAGAACCAACAACTTTAGCCCCCTCGTATAAAACCTCTATCGATCTTGAAACTCTATCAAAGTTATCATTTGGAGGAGGATTAAATGAATCTGTTTTTATGATAGCTTTTTCTAAACCACTATCAGTTCTTTTTATTTTAAAAACTTGATCAGTATAAGTTTTATACTCAAAGTACATAACCTGAACAGTATTGTAATCGTAGTTTTCAAAGCCTCGTATAAGTCTACGGTTACCTGGTGATTTTTGGATTCGTTCTAATTCCTCATCAGAAATGTGAGGAAATTCTTTTTTAAGCTCTGGTATGGTTATAGATTTAACTTCACCTACATAATATATGTCATCAAAGTTTGGATCCTCTGTGTAAGACCAAACACAGTAAGCAGGATCAACATAATCAACCACTATACCTTCAGCTGGATTAAACGATGTTTTAGTTATGCCTATGCCTATATTAACTAAATCTTGATTTACCCTTGATTTAACTAAGTCAAATTCATTGGTAGCCAAAACTGTATTAATAGCTTCCTCTTCTGCTATTTCAATAGCCGGTTTATATGAAAGCTGCATGTGCAAGTCTCTTTCTTCTAACGTTGCTGGCAATTCTTCTTGTGGAATGTTAGATCTTTTTAAATCTATATTCATAACCTCTGAAGCTATAGCTTGCTCTTCTTGCGTAAGCATATCAAACAAAATGTTTGAAGCATAATCTGTTCTTTTCTTTAAAGATTCAGGGTCCTGAGAATAAGAACTTATGTCGTATTGCTTCTGCGTAATGCCGTTAGCTACTATGTTCGAAAACTTTGAAAGTATAGGTACTGGTGTCCAATCTAAATTAAGATAAGATAAATCTCCATTAATAGCTAATTCATCCTTATACTTTTGCACACTTTGTTCTCCTCTAGCGTATAATCTTAAGTTGTGAAAGTTATTCCAGTTAGAAGCATATCTATTAGAACCGCTACCGCCATAATTAAACCACTCCTGTTCAATAGCTCGTGAAACCTGCAATCCATATTCTATAGTTGCTTTCTCAGCATCACTTACTACTTGATCCGGAAATGGGCTATTAGTATTTGTACTTACATTCATTTATTACATTATTTTTGAAGTAGTTCCCTCGTTATTGTATTTTTTAAAGCCTAAGTTAATTTTCTTAACCGCTATAGATCCCTTTGGGCTATATCTATGTTTGTTGCAAGCCATTAAAGCTAGTCCTGAGCTTATAGAAGCATCATGCTTTGTTCTATTATTTATATCAAACTTAGCCCAGTCTTCTAGCGTTCTTTGTAAATAAACGGCTCCATATCCTTCTTTAGTTATGCCTACAAAATCCTCTATGTAGGTTTCAATAGCAGAAGCATGCGCTTGCTTTATATCCTCACTTGAATTTGGTATTCCACCAACCTCCCGTTCTGATAAAGATAATTTGTTATAAGTTTTATCCGGTCTATTAATACTAAATCCTCTGTATCCTCTTCGCTTTAAATAGTAAAGCAACCTAGGTTTGTTATTCTCACAAAGTATAGGCATACCGTAAAATACGCAAGCCATTAATACATCTTCAAAAAACATTTCAGCTGTTGATGGCCTAGCTATATATTCTAAAAAGAAATGGTTAGGAGGTACATCCTCCATTGAAAACTTTGTTAATCCGTGTAGCGCACCATTAGAACCCCCACCGCCAACAACACCACTAATATCATAGCTGTCACAACCAAATGCTCCCATGTGTTCATTTCCAGGATATTTGTTTCCATTCTTTATTATTATATTGTTTTGTATGCTTTGATCCGGAACCCAGGTTATATAAAACCTACCGTCTTTGTTAGGATAAAACGTTACTCTTGTGTCTTTAATTCCGTTCTCCCATTGAAAGTTACCTCTGGTAACCATCGTATTGTTTTTTAATTCGTCATTATAATCTATCTGTTGGTAGATTTTTGTTAGGTTAAATAATGACTGCTTTGCTTCATCTCTAAAAGCGTGTTGTTCTGTTCTTGGGAATTGTCGGTAGTATTCATTTAAAGCATCTGGATCGTCTTTCAACCCTTCAACTTCGTTTTCCCAGTGTTGTATAACTCCTTCTTCTATTATATCTCCTTGCGGCCCGACTGTTTCCTTTTTGGGAGTGTCAAATACAGGAAAACCATACTCATCAATAAAACCCTCATAATTCCATTCCATAGGAATAAAAAGTTTGTATAAGCCCGTTTTAGTTTGACCGTTCTTGTTTCTAGCCGATGCGTCTGATCCATTGTATAATTTTTTAAAATTTGCTCCTCCTTTGTCTAACGAGTTTGACGTTGAACCCATCATACACTTACCTACTATTCTACTACCTAATCTTAAACAAGTTTTTGTAACTCTCCAGTTATTAAGTATGTTTGTTGGCTTTTCCCATTTACCGCTTTCATCGTGAACTAATAGCTTTAGCTTTTCACCATCATAACTGTTATCACCTGTATTTTTCCAATCAATAGTTGTATCTAATCCAGTAAGATCTTCAGCTACATTATTGTCATCTAATTTTCTTCTCGTAAATTTTGAAGCGGGTACTCTATACGCCAATTCTGTTTTTGGACGGTCCATCCCGTCTTGTATTGGTTTAAAAAAGAACGGATAATTGACCGAGATCGGAACAACCTTATCCGTAAACATTTTCTTCGCATCCGCTCCGGATTTAGATAATATACCGAATCTCGCGTCCGATGATATTGTAGCTTCGTTAACTGTTTCTCCCGACGACATGAACGAAAATCCAGAACGTCTATTCTTAAGGTAGCAAATTCCGTAGGATCTACTATCTGCTTTGCAAGCTTCCCAAAACAAATAGAACAATCTGTTTGATTCACGAAAGTCAGGTAATCCGACGTCAATTTTTGACCACTGCAAATACATGTAGTGAGTACCAGTAATATAAGTAGGTTTATCTTTGTTAATAAACCAATATCCTTTTTCTCTTCTTTCAAATTCAGCATCTATATAGGGGTGCCATTTTTCTTGAAAAGCATTTGGGTATTTTGCCCAATCAGCTTCACTCTTAATTTTACTTAATTCTTTTGGGTATTCTGTTGCTTTCCATTTGTTATCACCGAGATCTTTTGGATCTTCAGCTTTTGGTAAAGCAATATGCAAATCACCTATAAGATATATTTCACCTATCTTGCCGGTCTTGCTTATTACAACAAGATCGTATTCTTTGTCGTAGCCGTAAACCCATTTAGCATAACGATTCTTTTTTTTAATCGTGTGAGGCTTTATATAATCTTTAACTACTTTGTATAATTGTTGTTCGTATGCCATTATTTAGATCTCCCCTCTGCAAAGCCTTTAAACACTGGTTTGTTGGAATCAACGTTAGCTTCATTAATCATATTCTCCTCTTCTTGAATTCTATTAAGAATTTCAAACGCATCGAATATGCAAAGCTTTTTAGTAGCGGCAGCATTTTTAAGTCTGTCAGCTGATATATCTTCTTCTGAGTCAACGATCTTTTCTTTTGCTACCTTTACTAATTCTTTAATTGCTTCTCGCCCAGCGGCTATTATATTCTTCTTCGTTTCTATCGAGTTCATACTTTATAACAATATCATTTGATTTCATACAGTACATAACTTGATTATCTATAACAAATTCCCATTCGCTATTAGGTGTAAATCCAATTATGTCTCCTGGATTGATTCCAGACTCCTTTAAGGAGTTATTACCTATTTTTAGTATACCAATAAGATCTGCAGTTTTTTGACTGCTTAAGAAGTCTTTATTTTTAACGGGAGCAACAAAGCACCTATCTCCAAATGAATTCCAAGACTTATCTTTTTTATACAAATATATTTGATCTATAGCGCACATAAAAAGATCATCTTTTAAGAATGACCTACTGTTCTTTTTAATTCCTTTCATGTCATAGAATACTCTGAACACATTATGATGCACGACTATTAAGTCACCTTTTTTTATAGGTGTTGCAAATGCCGCAGGCGTTTCCACTACTTCAGCTATATTGTTAACGTGTTTAAAACTTTCTATAGAGCTGTTTGTTATAAGGGTTTGCTCTCCAACCTTAACCTCATTATCATATCTTTTACCTACTGGTCGTATGATAAAATCATATATGCTCCTCATTAATACTCCAAGTCATACTCAACGGATATTGCCATGTTAGAATTAAACTTCTTCCATGGCATTACCTCGTCTACTTTTTTTATAAATATATTATAAGAATTATCAGACTCTTCAAATATTATATGAGAAATTTCGTGACCGCCATAAACTGTTTGCTTAACAGAGTAGTGCATAGCTTCGTTTTTATAATCAGCCCCGATACTGATTTTTCTTATAATATTATTCATAACATTACTCTTTAGGTGCTACAACTTCTTCATAGCTTCCATCAATCAAGTTAATGTTAATTGGTCCGTACTTTTCTTCTATAGCTTTTTTAGCTTCCTCCATATCTTTTTCAAGCATATTAACTTGATATATAGCTTTAGCTTTTTGCACTTCCATGCTTCCAATGCTATTACAATACTTTTGTAATTCAGAGTGCAAGGTCTTCACATTTTCTAGTTCTTCTTTAGTAATGACTTTAACTGCGTCTTCTACTTGTGATTTAATCTTTTTTACTTTACTCATTTTGATTTAATTTAATTGTTAATATTAATTTTTATTTATTTACCTATTACTAAGTCAGCCGCTGCATTAGCCGCTGGTATTAAAACGTAGTCAACTACTACGGGTAGTATTGTTCCTGCTGGAACGTTTTTAAATTCTATTGCATCAGCTGCTGTAGGTATTCCAGCGTACCCGGACAAAATAACCCTTACAGTACCTGCAGTTCCTACATACACTACGGATCCAGTTAAGTTAGTTCCTAGTGTTCCTGATTGATTTTCAAAAGTCCAAGCTGGCAACGCATTTATATTATTTGTTGGAGCCCAGGTTTGTGCTCTAGTTATAAAACTTTCGTTTATCGGAAATTGTCCCATTTTTATATATTTTTGCTATTCATTATTTGTTTACCTTTCTCCCAAGATCTTCCTACAAAATAAGCACCGTAAGCGGTTACTAGTAATGTTTGAATTATTGGTATGTATTCTTTTGCTATTTTAAATTCCCCAATGTTCCCATCTGTGAAAGCTAGTAGCGTAAATATAAACGTAAGGTACACAAGCACCATAGGCCGTATATTTTTTGCTAACCAACTATCCGAATTCATGTCGGATTCCCATCTTGAAGTTACTTCTCTTTGAGCGTTAGCTTCTGCGGTTTCAAGAATTATTTGTATCTGCCTGTTAGCTTCAAGCTTTTCTTCTTTTGTTGTAGTGAACTTATCAATAACATCACCCACTTCTTTGATTACACTACCAGTAAGCCATGCGAATAATTTGTTCATAATGTTTTTTTAAAAAAATCCTGCGGGATAATTAAACCCCGCAGGGTAATTAATTGTTATGCTACTACTAATTGTACAAAGTACATTCTGTCATCAGTGCCAGATACTCCAGCTCCGTCAAATCCTAACTGAGCCATAGAAGTTACTCCTCCAGGGTTTGCAGTTAATGCTCTGTTGATAACCTGTGAAGGCATGTTGCTTCCAACTGTTGGTGGTGCAGGCGGTACGATTGCTGGTAAATTACCTGCTCCTGTAAGAGGTGCAGAAATTACAGTTGTACCTAATGTAAACGTGTAAGTTGCCGCGTTTTCAAGCGTAACTACTACAGTTGCTGCGTCAGCGCCGTCTACTATAGATGCAATTTGATCTACAGGAATTAATACTTCTCTTGATCCGTTTCCAGATGCCACTGTTTCGCCGTTAGCGATTTTAAATTTTAAAAATTTTCCCATTTTGTTTTTGGTTTTGTTTTTGTTATTGTTTATGTTTGACTAGGTTTATACAGTCCTATTCTGTTATTACTTTTTAATTGATTTCTTTATTACTTTTTTATTAGCTCGCATATCTTTTCTAGATTTTGCGTTAGCTTTTTGCGTTGCTACTTTATTAGCTAGTCTTTTTTTAGGATCTTTTTCTGCGCGATTTTTTTTCCTCATATCTTGACGAGCTGCTTTATTTGTTTTTCGAACAGTTTGTCTTGCTGATATTTTAGCTTCTTTAGCTTCGCTTTTGGTTCTTGCTTTACTAGTTCCTTTGTTACTTGCTAATTTAGATATTTTTTTAGACGCATCTACTATTGGGTTGTCTTTCAATAAAGCTTTAGAATAATCCTTTCTTTTAGTAACGGTTTGCTTTTTAGTAACAGCTGTCTTTTTAGCAGCAGCTGCTTTATTTGTTTTTATTGGCGGCGCCTTTTTTTTAACTTTAGTTTTTCCTCTTTTAGCTCCACTTTGGGGAACTACTTTCCCGCCACTTCCTGGCATTGCTCTAATATCCGCCATAATTATCTGTTATTATGCCAGTGCTTACTTAGCGGATGACCATTCTTTTTCTCCATGTCTGTTCTGTGAATTGCTCCTTTTGCATCATAGATTAATTTTTTGTCATTTTTAGCTGTTTTGCCACCGTAGCGTTTTGCTTGTTTTTTTGCATCGTAGATAAGCTCACGCTCGTGCATCATTTTTTTGTCGTACTTGTTCATGATTTTGGTTTTGTTTATGGTTGTGTTAAGTAATTCTAGAAGTTCTTTTGCCCATACCAGTTCTTTTCTTTTCAGCTACAGCTTTTCTTTTTTGTTCTGGGGACATCTCGCTCCATATTTTAGGAGTGTTCTTGCTTATTCTTTTGGAAGGCCTACACTTTTTAGTGTTTTTATTTTTAGTAGATCCGCATTCATTACCTTTTTCGTCGGTCCACTTTTCTTTAAACCATCTTCTTAGCGAAGCACCTTTTTTTGTTTTACGGACTGCCATTATTTCTTGCCTTTATTCTTTCGACATTTAGCTATAGCGCCACTAGCGTAAGCTGAAGGAAATACTTTATAGGATCCTTTAATTTTATAATAGCAAGCGTCTTTGTTTGTTTTCTTTTTCATCTTCTGCCTGGATTAGTTATTCGTCTAACTGGTTTTGCATCCCAGCCTCCTCTTCCTTTTGAACCTTTAGTTCCCTGTATAGACGGCTTCATATATTTACTAAGACATCCGCAATTTTTTTTGTTCTTCATATTAGCAGTTCCATTTTCTTCGTGCAGCTCTACCTCTTTCGCTTGTCCAGCTTTTAGATCTAGCGCAAAATGCTTTACGCCTTTTCGCGGCTTTACTACCCTTCTTAAGTTTTGAAGGCGGTGTAGTTACGGCAGTTTTTAACTTACTGCCTGGATTATCTTTACGGTATTTAGCAACACCTTTAGCTGTCATTCCTCCACCGGCTTTTTTACCAGTTCCTCCACCTTTTTTTACTTTTGCGTAATTACCTTCTGATTTCTTACGAGACGGAGCTTTTCCTTTTTTTTTGGGAGCCGCTTTTTTCTTTACTGCCATAATTATTCTTTGGTTTTATCCCATCGTACTCTTGTCTTACGAATATCGTAATGTACGAATGTATTATATAATCCTAATCCTCCTTGTAGTACGTTTCCGTATTCAGCAAGCGTATCTATAACTTGGTATATAGCTTCTGGATTAGAATCATTAACTTGCAAATCTGCTGCTTTGCCTAGTATGTGTTGGCTGTTTGAAACTCCACCAACTTTTTTATTGTGACTTGAGCAACGATATGCGTTAGTAATATTTATTGGTAACCTTATAAAATCTCGAATATACTGTAATTGGCTTGCTAACTTTTGTATTTGTAAAAATACCTCGTTAGGCATTTCGCAACCACAATTGCATTCAAACTCTGATTTATTAAAGTTATTGGTAAGCTTCATTAATAACGACCTTTAGCGCACTGAGTGATTGGCTTAGCGTCATAAGTGGTTGGGTATTTTAATACTTGCATCCCGTTTTTACCAGATGAAGATCCTTTACCGTGAGGTCTACCTATCTGACTTAATGGTCCATCCCATAATGCGCTCTCACCTACTTGTCCTTGTGCTTTACCTGTTGCGTTTGGTATAATTTTGTTCATAATTATGCTATTTTATTGTTTAAAAATTCTGTACCCATACTTCTAATAGAGTCTTGGCGTTGTTGCTTAGTCCCATACATTTTTTCAGCTGCCATTTGAGAAGCTGATGCGATTGTATTTATAGGTTGTTGTATTTCCGGTTGAGCTACAACGTTTTCCATTGGATCTATTATATCTAATGCTTGTGGTATTTTTGTAGGATCCTGAATCATATCTATCTTGTTTTATCACTATTAACTTTACCTATTGCTGCAGCTAAAGTTTTATCACTATAAGATATTCTTTTCATCGCAGGGTTACGCCTCGTTGACGTAGGTATGTCTTCTTTACCCAACATTATTCTGTACATCTGTTGGATTATGTTTTTCATTCGTAAACTAATTTTGTATAGACTATAGCTCTTATCTGAACGGCTACCAGTAAAACCTCTGTATTTTACAATCCAGCCATCTTTAAGCAGTCTATTCCATCTCCTATTGTCCCAAGAGTATATTAACGTGCCATCTTCAAAATCGCGCTTTCTGAACTCTCCTAAACAATCAAAATAAATTAACAACTCAATATCAGCGTGATTTAAACCAGTTTTTTTAGCAACCCATCTTCTTATGATTCTGTAATGCTTTAACAACCCGATCTCTCTTAAATCCTGC